GTCTTAATTGGTTTGTGAAAACTAGAGTGATTTTCTGTCTACCAATAAGGTTTGTGATTTTACGCATTGCTTTGGAAATGATAATTGCTTTATCCGTAGCGTAACCATCTTTACCATAATCAGCTTCCATCTCCTTTTCAGTTGATGCTGCTGCTACTGAATCCACAACGATTGTTACATACTTATCTTTAGAGGAAGTTCTTACCTTCTCAATAATAGTTTCGGTATATTCGAAACATTGTTCAACAGTCTCAGCTGCCACATAAAGTAATTTGGTTGTATCTACTCCAATGGCTTCTAAGAATTCTCTACTTACGGCGTTCTCCGTGTCAATCAATACTGCCAATCCACCTAACTTCTGCGTTTCCGCAAGTAAGTGAGCTGATACTAATGATTTACCACTTTGTTCTAATCCAGTAATTTCGGTGATTCTTCCAACAGGCAACCCACCATAAGGACGGTTTGAAATTGCCACGTCTAACATAGATGCTCCGGTTGATACCCAGCCTTCTACATTTGTTGGTGCGTCATCGTTATCCAAAAAGAATGCTACCTTTTGGTCTTTCGATTGTTTGTTAAGGGACTCAACGAGTACTTCCGCCAAGTCAACCTCTTTAGTTGCTTTTGCCATAAATTGTTTACTTATTTACTATGAATTGAAAAGGTCATCAAATGCTGATGCTACATCATCTATTTTCTTAGCTGATGCTTCTTCTTTTGCTGCCGATGCTTTAGGGGCATCTACTTCAAAAGGTGCTTCGTCATTTTTTGCGGTAGATGATAACGTCTCTGCTGCTGCAGTGGATGTATCTTCATCACCATTAGCCGATGGGTTTAACCAACCTTCTAATACAGATTTCAATTCCGAATAAGTCAACTCCTGGTAAAGGTCTGTGATTTCGGTTTGTCCATTGATAAACTTATCAGTTTCTTCTTTAGTTGCTGCTAAAGGAGTTTCTTTTGGTTTAACACGGATTGTTGTTACAGGGTAAGAAGTACCACTGTCTTCAGCTGATACTACTTCAACAGTAATATCTCTACCTTCATTTGGGTCAGTAATATCACCATAATCAGGATCTGCGATGTAACCAAGAATTTCTTGATATACAGTTTTTCCAAAGCCCCAGAATCTTACACCTTCACCTTCTTCACCTCTTACCAATACTGGTACGAATGTTCTAAGTTTCGGCTCCATTTTCTTGGCAGCTTTCCAATCTTCTTTATCACCCATTCTTTTCAACTTATCAGCGAACTCAACGATAGGGTCAGGTCTGCCAAAAGAAGATGGAGATAGATAAGATTTGTTGTTAATGTTGTAGTGAAAGAATAATTCAATAAAAGGATTCTCTTTGTTGAATTTGTAAGGGACTAAACGAATAGTGTGTTTGCCCGGAGCTGGTTTCCAAAGTTCTACTTTCTTTGAAGTTGTGCTTTGTAGTTTGTTCAGTCTACCTCTGATTGCGTCTAAGTTAATAGCCATTTTTTTGCGTTTTAAGAGTTTATGTTTTATGGTTTTATTTAGGTGAGTGTCCTTCACCCTCTATGTATATAAATATAAAGAGATTACAAATATACAACAATTTATTGGACTTTCCAAATCTTTTTTGAAGTATATTTTATAACCGAATTACGCATTTATATGGGTTTGAGATTTACTCAAAGATACGAAAAATACCTGATACTGCCAAATAAAAAAGGGAGAATTTTTAGTTTCTCCCTTTTGTTTTTATCTTTTAATCATTGATGTTAGTTTCGTTGATTCTTGCTTTTGTTCTAATCCCTCTCTATTTGCTTTTGCCAATTCACCAGCATATTTTACGGCTTCTTTTGGATTTTTGAATGATTTATACGATTGATTGATTTTATCTATATCCATAGAAGGTCCTTCAAATGATACATTATATGTACCATCCTCATTACCAACAAAAATACTATTTTCACCATCTGATAAACCATATTGAATATTTCCAGTATTATAATCTATTTCAGCCATACCATCAACACCCAATACATCATTTAAATGATTTCTTACATCATCAGCTGCATCACTACCCAATTTACCATCTTCATCAGGTTTCCAATTTCCAACAATTTTTGGAGTTGGTTCTGATTTTATTTTCATTGATGAATCAGATGGTCTAATTTTTGATATTGCTGTTGTATATTTGTTAGGTCCAACATCAGAACCATCTGCTGATTTAAATGCTTGTATTTTTGTATCACCCCCTCTATCTTTTGAATAATCCTTACCAAACATATTATTTGGTTTTGCATCTGCTTTAGGTTCACCACCTTTTTTACCTTTAGGTTCTAAGTGAGAACCAGCTTTTACTGCTGCATCTTTAGCTTGTGGTGTTTTGAAATAAACCAGCTTTCCACTTTCTTTACTTCTTGCTACCAATTTAGGGTCTACGTTAGCTTCTACTAACTCTTTTAATCTAATATTTGCCATGTTTTTATGTTATACTATAAATATACAACTTTTTTATTAATTTACCAAATATTACGCTAATAAGTGATAATACTCTTTAAAGTGTTTAATTCTATCAGGCAATCCAATAGTACCACCATTTACTCTTTTAGTAATAGATGTTACAACTGTATCACTTGCTCCACCATCAGCCATTTTGTGTAATCCGTTTTTGTTGAAGAACCATGCTGCTGATAATAATGCGTATTTTTCAGCTACTACTTGTGGGTTAGCACAAACATCTTCACCAATTGATTTACCAAATGCGGTATAGTTATCTTTTCCTGTTAATTGGATATATCCTCTACCACAAAACTTTGCACCATCACCACTTGCTTCAGGACCATTACCCATTCTACCACCATATACTTTGTTTGCAATCTTCTCCGGCTTTCTTTCGTAAGGTAGAGCTGATTCTAAAGTTGGAAAGTATTTCTTAAAGATACCATTCAAACCTTTAGCTGAATAGTTTAAGTTTTCTTTTGTCAAACGGAATCCACCACTCTCATGTCCACATTGTGCTAAGAAGTGTGCTAATCTTAATGCAGAATCAATTTGGAACTTTTGTGCTACTGCAGGAATCATTGCGATAACTGCATCGGGAATATGTCCTTTTAATTTTTCCAATTTTAATCCACCTACTGATGCTATTGGTGTAGATACAATTGGAGTAGGAGCTGCTGCTACCGATTCTCCCATAATCTTTGCCCAAGTTGATGGTCCTACAATACCATCTGCAGTTAAACCATTCTTTGCCTGCCATTCTTTTACAGCTGCTTCAGTTTTTGGTCCAAAGTTAGTTACCGCTGGTTCAATACCCAGCTTTTGTTGCATTAACTTTACGTTTTCGTTATTATCTCCCTTTTTTAATAACATAATAAAAATTATTTAGATTGTCCTTCCGTAACTTCTTTATTTCCTTCTCCGAAATCAATTACCTCAAAAACTCTTGTTTGAATTTTCTTAGTTCCTTCGGCGTTTGTTAATATGATTGAATTTTTGAACTTCTGCCAATTGATGACAAAAGATGTATCTAATACCCCACCATTTTCCTCTTTAACTAATTCGTTAAGAGCATTTATAGTGTATAGTGAATTAGATTCCTTCTTTCTATGTATAAGGATTGTATTTTCCAATGGAGTATCCGGTTGGAAAGCTGTATCTATATTGTATGTCACAAACAATTCTTCTAAATTGGACTTGTTTTGTAATATATAAATATAGTTGTAGACTATATGATAAGTCTCTCTTATTTGTTGTAGAGTGTTTTGTAACTCCTCCTTTGTTGTAAATGTACAAAGTAACTGTGTCTTCATTCTTCCTCTTATTTCTTTTATTGTCTATAAATATCAAAAACCAAAAGGAAGGGTAAAAACTCTATTTTTTCTTATCAGCCTTTACTTTTCTAGTAGCTACTCTCTTACCAATAGATTGTCTAGCTTTTTCATTTGATTCCGATGCATCTCCGTTTTTCTTATTTGCTTCAGCTACAGCCAATGCAAAATCATCAGAACAAGATATCTCAAAACCAACAGTTCCTTCGTATCCCTTACCCTTTTGTCTAGCACCAACCACACCAATAGGAATATCTTCTCCGTTTTTATCTTTAGCACCATATACCAATATAGTTTCACCACTTGGTAATCTCTTTAATTTCATACCTTTTTGTAATTCATCATAAGAATCCACACCAAATACAGTTTGTAAAGTCTTTTGTGTTACTTTCATACCATCAATACACATAAATTCTTCACCCTGCATACAAGTCTTCATTGGGAATGCATCTGCTAATTTCTGCATCAAACCTCCCATTAGTTCTTCACTTTCAGGTAATACTTCCATTAAAGCGTTTCCAGCTTCAACTGCTAAATTATAGTGTTTATTTAAAGCCTTTTCAGCGTTAGTATCACCAGCAGCTATAGCTACTTTAGAAGCTAAAACAGCTACTTTACATATTCTATCATCAGTTGTATCTTCACCAGCTTTACTTAATTTTTGTCTTATACATGTAGTCATATCTTTAGTACCACTAGCTTTACATTCTTTAACTGCTTTATATGAGAATTTAGCAAAATCCTTATCACCACCATCAATGTTTTTTGCATTATCAATTACATTGTTTGGATTTTTAATATCAGTATTTACTGTTTTAATTAATCTTTCAGCAGATGCCGTTTGAGCTGCTCCAAAATTTCTAACTTTAGAAACTGCATCTTTAACATTTTGTGGTGCTGCTTCAAAAGCTTT